CAGGCAAACATGTACGGGAGTCATGCAGGTTTAAAAGTGGGTCATCTTTATGCAGCGGGTTCTCTCCAGTATCCCAGTGATGATCGTCTTAAACATTTTGAAGAAGAAATACCTAATTGTTTAGAGTTGATAAATCAATTAAATCCTTATAAATATAAGAAAACTCAAATAAAATATACCGAAGATTATACTGGAGACGTAGGTACCGAAGATAAAGATTGGAATTGGGAAATAGGTTTAATAGCTCAAGATATAAAGAAAATACCTTACCTAGAATTTACCGTGAAAGATCCTGGGCCATCAGCCGAAGATATTTATTCATTAAATTATAACACTTTTATAGGTGTATGTCTCCAAGGTATAAAAGATTTACATAACCGTCATCAACCAGAACTCGCCAAGGTGGCAACCCTCCAATCAGACGTCGCCGTAGAAAAGGAGAAGGTGGCAACCCTCCAATCAGACGTCGCCATAGAAAAGGAGAAGGTGGCAACCCTCCAAACTGACGTAGATCGCGAAAAATTAAAAACGTTAAATTTACAAGAACGAATATTAGTCATGGAACAAGCGTACCATGCCCTACTGGAACGCGTTTCGGATTTGGAAAATTCGTGATTGTTTCGCACATTTTAGGCATACGACTAAAATGGGTAAAACAAGTTTACTTCTTAATAGAATCCATCGCGGCTAACGCGATAACCCCGACGATGAAAAACATGACGACATAGTTGCACTCTGTTGTTTCATCGACGACGGGCTGAGCTTTTTGCTTCACGACTACCTCCTGTTTAATAGGTGGAGGCTGTGGAGGTCCGAACGGCTCATCAAAGTCGATCGGACAATAGCCTATCATTTATAGTATATTTATAAATTTATTTCAACCTTCTTCTTACGAGGCCTACCCTTTGTGGTCTTCGCCGGACCGACCTTTACTTCCTTTACATCCCCATCTTCAGTCTCTTCTGGATCTTTCGCAGAAACGATATCAGATATATCGTCATCCTCTTCCAAATCTACTGGAGGTCGTGGTATTAGGTTTGTGGTGTTCATGGCTTGCGCGGGTGGCATCATGATATTTCCCATTAGGCTCGAAATGTCGAGTCCGGGACCCTTCATTTCATGACGACCCCCTGATGGTGAAGATGCGGGCGGCTGGTTCGTCATAGTGTTTTGCACAGCACTCATCATATTATCAACCAATCCGGGGTTCTGCTTCATGACATCATTTACGTTAGGCATGACCGATTTGAACATAGAATTGGTAAGATGGAACATCATCGCCGAACCTCCGAGCATCATTATGAGTTTGACCTCTGGCGCGACGTGCATCTTCGTTCGGTATTTCACGTATAGTTCCTCGAAAACCTCATCGTAATCATCTTGATTTTCCATGATATTCTCACTCCAACCATCGAGTTGAAGCTCGAATGGATTGTAGCGTTTATTCATAAACTCGAGACCAGTCACACATGCGATGAGCATTCGTCTAGAAAATTTGATAGATTTATCTACATCTATGCTGTACGTAATACGCTTAACCTCGGTTCTGAGTTCATCTACGGGTGAATAAACATTTAATCGCTTATTAATGGTAAAACCACGCTTTTCCAAACGTCCGAGCTTATTCACGAGATCAGCCTTTTCCTCATCGACCGTCTTATATCCGGGAGATGGCTTTTCTTCCTGCTCATCCATGGGACCACTATAATCGTACGACTCTTGTTGCTCTCCGCCATCGTATTCCCCGTAATCTATGGGTTCATCCATTTTCGGTGGGGGTGGATCATTTTGTTTCATCGGATTAGCGAACGTATCCATATCTTCCTGAAAAGCCACATGTTTACGGGGTGGTGCTTTATGAATCTGTGAAGCGTTTCCAGGCCGATGCATAACTTGAGGCTTGGGAAAATCTAATTGAATTTCGTCAAGTACAGCCTGTTCACTGTCGTCGAGTTTCATGATAGAACCTCCTCGATCGAGAGTGATTTCACCGTCCATTACTCTCTATATTGAAACTAATCTTTTCTCTTTAACGCACTTTATAAAAAAATATCAGTAGACTATAAATGAAATTTAACAGCGTTAACCGACGAACCATACGAACCATCCTCATCGTTCTCGCCCTTTTATTGGTCCTGTCCTTTTTCTACCCTCCCAAGACCAGCATGTTCCAGCCCACCCCAGTCACGGTCACCCCCGTTTCTGAGGAATCCATTCATAATCTCCCATCGACTGAGGAGTGCCTCGGCAACAGCGTTTACTCTACCAGCACTGGTGGTGTGTGCGGTGGTGGTAAGTTGGTCAGTGATCACGCCAATTACAAGATCGTCGATGGCATCGGACTTGCCTAGACTTTAATCTGAGTTAATATAAATGGCAGCTCAGCCAATTCTTTCAGATATTAATCATGAAATTCATACCGTCGTAGTTGATAGTACTGTCCCCGATTTTGTGGTACATTTACCTACACCTTTGGATAATGTCATCCAGGCTCAATTAGTTTCGGCCGTGTTTACTTCCGGCGATTCAGCACAGACAGCTATTCACATAGGTATTGAGGAACTTCGAACCTTCTTTTCACAGCGTGCGAGAACGGAAACACAATGGAATCAAAATTTAGCTGACGACAACCACTTAAATGGAGTTTTCGGAACCGTGGTCGGACCTCACGTTTCTCTCACTGGAGCTTCAACTGCAACCGCAGTTAAAGTAATTTCATTCAAAAATGAATATCCCATAAGCCAATATTATCATAACCCTATTCGAAAGTTAAGTCGTTTAACTTTTAATTTGGATAGAGAAAACGGAGATCCAGCTGTTATGACAGCTTTGGTTTTAGTTTTCAAATTTGTTTGTAAAAATAAAAATTTAGGATGTTAGATTCCAGAGCGTCGCATACTCGTTAATTTAAAAATACTTTATAATAATAAGTATGTCTTCTGGAATCGTACAATTAATAGCTCTAGGTGCCCAAGATGAACACATCATGGGTGAACCTGAGATATCGTTTTTTACGTCCACCTTTAAAAGGCATTCTAACTTTTCACAGTCTATCGAAAAACAAACGATACAAGGATCTGTGAATGGTAATTCCATGTCGTCTATCCGGTTCGACCGAACTGGCGACCTCTTAGGATACACATATTTTACCATAGACGATGGTACCCAGGCTGTTGATTTACAAGACTGGGGTGAAGTCGTGAATAAGGTAGAATTATTAATTGGAGGTCAAATTATTGATGTTCAAGATCACAATTATACCGAAAAAATTGCTATTGATATGAACGCACAGAATGTGAGTAAGAGTTCTAACGGTGTACACCCGGGTGCATCTGCTCGGTCTTATTTTTACCCTTTGCGGTTTTTCTTTTGCGAAGGGCCTCAATCCGCAATTCCTCTCGTATCTTTACAATATCATCACGTTGAACTACGGATTTATTGGGGCCCCGAAGCTGGTAATTATAACGTGGATGCTTACGCCAATTATTACTACTTAGATAACGAAGAGCGTGGAATAATGGCTTCTCGTACTCACGATATTTTGATAACACAAGTTCAAAAAAATATAGCTTCTAGCGAATTAACCCAAGAACTTATTTTTAACCATCCAGTAAAATATATCGCATGCTCAAATACAAATATGGAAAGTACACTAACTTCCATAGATAATAAAATTAAAATTAGTATTAATGGAACAGATATAGGTATTTATAAATGGGCGAAACCACATTTCGTAGACGTACAGAGCTATTATCATACAAATTTCGTAACGTCTCCGGATTGTTTCGTACATTGTTTCTGTCTAAATACAAGTTCCCTACAGCCTACGGGTAGCTTAAACTTCAGTCGACTCGATAGTGTTAAAATACATAGCGAATCCAGACCTTTGATTGATCCTATATACGCAGTAAATTATAACATACTCAGAGTGAATAATGGGTGTGCGGGGCTCATGTACGCAAATTAAAATCAGGAGTAATATTAAATGCCGAAGAACTTGAGTACCGTCGGTGGTGCCACGGAACTTCGCTTCGGTAAGAATTGTAGAGAAGATCAGGCTGACAACTCTGTCGTCATTAACGCGAGTAATGATAAGATCGACGCAACGAAAGCGAGTGGCTTTTACCTGACACCTTTAGAAATAGCTGCCAATTTTGCCGAAGATGGTACGGATGCGTCGACTAATACATTCGTCGCGTATAATCAAAGCACGAAACAACTTTTTAGAACTCAAATACCTATGACCTTATCTGGTCTCTCGGGTGCAAATCCAAGTGCTGGCGGTGATTTAAATGTTTCCGGAGATCTCGTCGTCACTGGAAATATAACGTCTGCGGGGCAAATAGCTAATATTTCAGTTGAGAATACAGTGTTCAAAGATGGACTCATCGAACTCGGTCATGGAAACATAGCATCTGATATAACGATGGATCTGGGTCATGTCATGTCTCGACCCCAGGGTTCTTCAAACGTCGCGGCATTTTTTGACGAAGATGAGGGTAAGTATACTTTATGTTATACCACGACTACAGCTACAAATGAAACTGAAGTTAATATAAAAACGGATGAAGATTTAGATGTTCATATTCAAGGTACTTTAACCACTACCGGTAATGTATCGGTTGGAAATTTAATATT